CGGATATCTGTTGACCCGTGTATCCATGCTGCCGAAGACGGATCACGGCGTTCGCGCGCAGACCATGCCAGACTGCGCCCTCAAGCTCCGGGTGTGCCTCTCGCGCCTTGTCGAAAATCTTCCACATCTGATTTGTGGTCACGGGCTTCCCGGCGTTCTTCCCGCTCTCCTGCAACAGGAACGGCCCCGGCCGCTTCTCCCAAGTCAGCATCTCGGCTTCCAGCTCGGGGAAGATCGGGCACCAGGGCTGCACCCCTGTTTTCTTCTGCGGCAGGTTGAAGCCGCCCTCGTCAACATCGGTCCAGCCCAGCCGCACAACGTCGCTTATCCGCTGCCCAGTCCAGCGCCCCAGCAGGTAAGCGCGGCGCAACATGCCTGAGAAATTGTCATCGGCGATTTTGAGCTGTGCGGGCGTCCAGGGCTTATGACCTACGCCCTTCTCGAAGTGAGGCACCCCTTGCGTGGGGTCGCGTCCCAGCAGTTCGCGCGGACCCATCGCCCAGCGACACATCGCCCTGAGCGCGTCTAGGGTGTTGTTCGCCGTGCCGGGCCGATCCGCGCCGATCTTCTCAATCAGTGCCAGGACATGCGACGGGCGCAAGCTTGCCGCAGGCAGATCGCCCCATGCCACGCGGACGTGCTTGAGGTGGCGCCGATATTGCTCTTTCGTGCCCTCGGACAGTTTGCGCGGCAGGCTCGGCCATGCGGTTTCATAGGCGTCGATCAGGGCGCCTATAGTATCGGTCGGGACAGGCCCGACGATGCCCTGCGCCTGTCGGATCGCGTTCCAGAATTCGGGGGAAGTCGGATCGCTGGGCAACTTGATGCGCTGCCCGGCATGTGCGGTGCCCCGGCCAAACTGAAAATAGAAATACTCGCGCCCTCGGGACACTACGCGATGAACAGCGCGGGGAAGGGAAACCTTAGGACACATTGGACAACCCCCGCATGAACGGATCGGCTTCGGGCGATGACGCGCTCGCCGCGAGGGACGCATCCACCTGCACCCAGCTCCAACGGACGGAACCACCCATCCTGATCGGCTTCGGCAGGACGCCACGCTGCACCAGCGCATCCACAGTCGATTCGGAAATATCCAGTTCCGCCGCCAAGGTTGCCTTGGAGACGTAAGAAGGCGGCCGGTGCCCGATTATGACCTGCCGCTGCGACATTGCTACGCAAGCCCCTTCGAGCTGGAAAACAGGACGGCACCCGGACGTGGTGCAGAGGCGCGCCGGACGCGCGCCTCCAGATCGGCGATAGCGGCCGTGAGTTCCGC